CTCGTCTTTTCCGGGACGAGTCCCCGCCGACGTTCTGCAAAGCGTCGGCGGTTTCTCTTTTTCTGTCCTGCATTGTCAATCCTCCGCGCGGCGGTAAAGTTCTACGAAGTCCGCCACGAAATCGAGGATAATCCGCTTTGCCTCATAATATATAATAGGTAGGAGCAAGAGCATAAACTCGCCGCCGACGGCCTTATAGCCTCGCCACGCGAGCGCCGCGCTCAAGCCCTTTGTGAAAACGACCGTCGTCACGATAAGCACGGCGAGGAACTCCGCCGCCGCGAGGCGGCTTTTCTTTTTTCGTCTCATTCTCTGCCTCCCGTAATTATGCGGAGCGGGCAATTATCGAGGCGCTCTTTCGACACTCTGATACCCCGCGTCGCATAAAGTGTCCCGCGAGCCGTGCAAGCGCCGTCGCTACCGCGTCCTCTGTTTCCGCCCATGTTTTCGTAATATTTGCAATACGCACACGCCGTCGGGATTTTTTTCATTTGCGTTATTACAACGACTTTCCCGAGGAGTTCACTCCCGGACGGCTCCCGAGCAAACTCTTTTCGCGTAGTGTGCTTACACGGATTTCCGCAATTCCGCTTGTTGCACTCGGTATTTTTCTGCGGGTCGCACTCATATAATTTCGGAAATCTCATTTTTCGCCCTCCTCGTCCTCCGGGATAGGCGTAAAGCACTCGCAACGGAGGACGCGTTCTTTTTCATCTGCGTGTATCGGGCTCGGGCGGCGGCTGTCCATGCGCTCTATACATGGGATGCAGTAATCGCCGTCTCTGCCCTTGCGTGGGTCGTGTACCTCTCGAATGTTGTCGCATTTCCGGCAATCGAACTCGTACCGCCATTTCGGGAGTTTTTCTCGGCGACGCTTCATGTTCTGCGCTCCGTTTCGTCCACGATGAAAACGCGGCAATTATAGCCGTCTTTGTAGTCGCGTTTCCCTCTGCCTACGTCAATACCCGCCGTCTCGCACCGTTGTACGGCTCTCATGAGCTCCGAGATATAAAATCTATCCCGGCTCATTCGAGGCATTTTCCAATAATCGGGGTCTTTGCAAAATCGGCACTCCATAAGGCAACCGAACAACGCCGGAGGGATGCGCTTATATACGAGCTCGTCTATAATGAGCGCCAACGTCTTACCGTTGCGACGACCGCCTCGAAAAATCGTCTCGTCGCGGTCGATAACGTATCGCACCATTTCCGGGTACGGCTCCACGCCGAGAGCTTTACAAATCCGACGGAGGCGGATTTTCGCCTTTGTTCTTTCAAACATTCTCATTCCGCCTCCTTATAGGCCGCGCGAACTTCCCGCATAATGCCGGATACGGAATATTCGCCGTAGTCGATGAAACAGCAAATAGCCTCCTCGAGATTTTCGGCGTTTTCCGCCGCCGACGGGATTTCGCCCGGGTCGATGCACATATCCTCGAGAGCATCGAATACCGCTTTTGTGGCGGCGGCGCTTTCGACGGCCTTTTTTCTCGCTTGCTCGAGTCTACGTTTGAATACCGCGAGCGCCTGCTCCGTGAGAGCCTCGCCGGGAGTCATTTCCGATATTTTTTTCATGGTATGAGCCTCCTTGTGGCTTGCTCCCCGGCATTGAGCCGGGGAGCTTTTTAATTCCGAATTTTACAGGTCAAAGCCGGGCGCGAAGCCGAGGGAATAGGTCGCGTAGCCGCTGCCGACTGTCCCGTCGGCGTACACAAGCACGAAAAAGCTGGAGTCGCCCGCAAGCGGAGAACGGAGCCACCAAGCCCACGTTTCCCCGGCTACCTCTTTCACGCGGTCGCGCTCGTGCTTGAAAATCTCAAGTTGAACGCTGTCCGGCTCCTCGTTCCACCAATCACCCGCGCCGAAAACGTCGGTCGCGGAGGGTATCCACAGAGTATCCGCGTACTCGTGACGTTCTCCGTCGATTTCCTTGGACATGAAACGAGGCTCGAACGCCTCCGCGAGCTCGTCCGGGAAAAGCGGGAGAATATCCTCGAGGACGTGTCGCCGCCCCTCGCTCTTTAGGTATCCGCCCTTGTTGGTCGGCGTGTCGTTCATGCGCCACTTATCCGCGAGGCAGTCCTCGAGGACGAAGCGGGCGCGCTTCTCGTTGACGTAGCCGCCGCAAACGGCATTGACAAGCTCGCCGTTTTTGAGCTCGATAGCGAACTTGTCGCCCGGGCGGATAAGCTCGAGGCCGTTCCCGCTCGAAATGGCCTTTTTGAGTTCTGCGAAAGAGATTTCCTTGTTCCTTGTGGTAATGAGTTGCATCGTCTTTTCCTCCGTTCAAAAGATTTTACAGAAATAGTGATTGCCGATAATCATATCGACGCTCTCGTTATAAGGCGCGGTCGAGAAATAGACCGTATCCTCTGAAAGAATGTGCTCCCGCTCCTCTATGGCGGTATGCACCGCGAGATATTGCTCCTTGTCCGGCTCCGCCGAGTAGAGGTACGGAGCGGGGGAGAATTGCCATACGTCGCCGTATTTCTGAAATACGACCTCCTCGACCGTATCCGGGAAATAGTCGGAGAGCATACGGTTTAGAACGACCTCGACGACGGCGACTTGTCCCTCGAAGCTCTCGCCGCGCGCCTCGTGGTAGACGAGGCAAGCAAGGATATAAACGTCCTCGTCGCTGAAATGGAGCTCCGCGTATCTGTTCTCGGGCTCCGGCTCTACCGTCAGCTCCTCCGGCGTTTCCTCCGCCGCCTCCGACCTTGCCGGTGCTATGTATGTCAGCGTTTGCCGTTCCGCCGCAAGTGCGCTTGTCCGCTCCGCGACCGGCTCCGGCGCTGTCTCTCGGATGCGGAGCGTCACTATGAGCACCAACGCAAAGAGGAGAGAGGCGAGGAGGGCGGCTTGCATCCGGCGGCGCTGTCTGCGGCGTTTCCGCCGCTCCTGCCTTGTCATGGCCTACCGGCCTCCGGCGTATCCTCTGCGAGTACGATATACTCGCACTCCCGGGCGATTGCCGTCCACCGAACGCCCCACGCACGGGCGGCGGCGTGTACGGCCTCGTATTTGTTCACGCCGTTTACGGTGAGCTCGCCGTATTCCTTGTGACGGACGAGGTATAATTTCGTCGTCCCGTCAAAGCGCGGGCGGTATCCCGCCGGTGCTGATTGCTCGTGCTTCATTCTGCTACCCTCCCGTCGATAAGCTGAAAGCTCTCTCGGATAGTCACGGGCTCGCGTCTGCCTACGTCAAACTCGAGGACGCAATATCGCCCGGCAGGATGGATATATACGACCGTCCCGGGAACTCCTTTCGGCTTTCCGTCTTTGCCCGGAACGTCGAACGTCGCGGGCTTTACCGTGATGCGGTCGCCGAGCTTAATCATTATTCCGCCGCTCCTCTCCCTCGACCTTTCGGGCGGATGCCGTAATAGCTACGGACACGTCGGCGACGAAAATACGGTCGCACCCGCCCTCCATAACGTCGCAGATAACAAGGCTTGAAATGTCCCGAAGCTCCTCGACGTTGATTTCTGTTTTTAGCCCGCAATACGGGCATTTCACCAGTACCGTTTTCATTCTACGACCTCCGGTGTGTCTGCCGCCTCCGTTGGCTTGTCCGCCGCCGGAGCCGTCTTATTGTTCGCCGCGCGGAGGAAAGCGTCTCGGAGCATATTCACGAGCGGGGGGGCCGTCGTCGGAGTCGCCGGAGCATCCGTTTTCGGATTGTCCATATCCGCCCGCTCGACGAAGCCGCACAAAATCGCCGCCGAGACTACCTCACCAACGAAGCCGCCGACCTCGCTCTCGGCGAGCGTCTGCGTCCTCGTGCGGACTTTGAAAGCGCCGGTCTTGAAATCAAAGACGACATACGCCCGCTTTCCCTCCGGCGGCTCGATTTTGACCGCCGCCGCGTCCGCGATAACTTCCTCCGGGCTCGGTACGGTATAACCGGCCTTTTTCAGAGTGTCCAGTTGTGCCGCGTCGAGGGCGAACGCCTCGCCGCCGAGTTTCTTTGAATAGAGCTTTTTCATTTGTGCGACCTCCTTAATTATTCGACTCGCTGATAACGGCGATTTTTGCGAGGGCGGACGTTTGCGCCCATTCCTCGGCGAGAATACGGGAACTCCGCTCGAACTCCTGCGAGAGCGCGGCGAAAGCGTCCTCGTTCCTGTCCTTGACCGCGCTCCACATTTCCTTGTGGACTTTCTCAATGTCGGTGTGCATCTGCTTTGTGCGCTCGATGCACTCTTTCAGCTCCGCCCACGCCTCACGGTCAGAGGCAAAGCCGCGCCCGCGTTCCTCCATCGTGCCGGAGACGGCCTCCGCGACGGCGGCTTGTAGGTTTGCCATAAGCCGGACTCTCGAACTCGTTTCGCTCATTGTTTCATTCCTCCGTTTTTCTTTAATTTGGGACACCATGCCGGGATATACGGGTCAAAGCGTTTCACGCCAACGACGCGCCCCTTGCATCTGCCGGGAGCAAAGCACCGATAGGAGATAATGTCTTTCGCCCACGGTTCCGTAACAACGTGCTCGCACCCCTCGCAAGTATGGGAAAAATCGGCGTTCATTTCTCCGCCTCCGCCGCCGGGAGGCCGAGCCACCATAGCGGGCTATCCCGCTCCGGTCGGCGGCAGTCGTCGCAATCCGCCGCCGCGCACGAGGAGCAATAAAGCCGGTGAAAAGCGTTGTCCCACGGCGTTTCAATCGCCGGGATAGAGCCGAGGAACGCCGCCAGCGCCTCCGGGCTTGCCGTGATACTCTGGTAGTTGTTCATGCTCACGCCTCCAAATCCCGAAGTATTTTGCGGAGGTCTGCGTCGAGCTCTCTCCAAAACTGCGCGTTTTCGGCGGCGTGGATATATTTCGGGGAGCCGTCCTCTTTCTTTTCCTCTGCGAGCTTCTCCCATGCCTCCGCCTCACCCTCGCGGGTCTTGGTCGTCATAAGGATATAAAGGGAGAGTTTGGAGCACTGTTCCGCCGTTAGTGTCTTTCCGTTCATGGTATGAGTAACCTCCTTTTTTACTGTGCCGCTTTCCGACGGCCTCTATTTCGGTACGACCGATTTACTCGAGCCTCCGCTACCGCCGCGCTATACCCTTGACGAAAGCGGGAGTCCGTTTCCCCGGTCTTGCCTCGCTCGAGCTCGCGGTATATGGTCGCTTGGCACTTGCCGACACGCTCGGCAATCTCGCCCGGCTTTGCGCCCTTTGCGTACATTTCCTCGATAATCCGCCGCTCCTCGAGCTTTAAGCACTCGTATTTCATAGTCTCGCCTCCGTTTCTGCGTAAAAAAATAAGTGCGTCGGAGCTTATTAGCTCTTTCGCACATAATAATAAACTGCACTTTTCTTTCGAAAATGCAAAAAAGTGTTTGACAAGCGTTTTTCCGGATGGTATAATTTCTAAGCCGCATCAAAGAGGCTGAAGTTGGGCTGCGCCCACGCCTTCCGAGCGAGTCTACAAAAAAGGTAGGTGCAAATGACTATGCAGGCTATTATCGTTACCGGCGGTAAGC